GGCGCGGCGGGCGCTGACGGCACGGACGGCACCGATGGAGCCGGCGCGGGCGCGGTGGCCGCCGCTGGCGCTGGCGCTCCTGGCGCAGGCGAAGACGGAGCCGGCGCGGCTGCTGGCGCTGGCGCAGACGGGGCGGCCGAGCCGCCTTCCGGAGCCGGCGCGGCACCGCCACCACCACCGCCCGGCGCTGGCGCGGCTTCCTCGGCTCCGCTCCAAGAAGCCGGCAACAGGCTTGTGATCGTGGAAATGAGGTGCCCGACCGCTTTGCCGAAATCGATGACGGAATGAACGAAATTCTTGACGGTCTCGGCGGTCTCATGCGGCTGCCACTTGTTGACCTCCGCAATCCACTTCGAAACATGCTCGGGCTTGATGTCATCCATCAGTTCGCGCAGCGTGATCCATGTCTTGTTCGCCATCGCCGAAGCCAGTTCGCGGAACATTCGGCCGAGGCCCTCGCCACCTTCCTTCGTGTCAAGCAGCTTGCGGTTCAACTCAGTGAGAAACGAGGTGATGGCGGGCTGCACATCGCCGCCGATGCCAAGCGTGATGGCCGAAAACGTGGCTTTGAGACTCTCAAGCGAGATGGTGAATTCAGCGCTCTTGCGCGTGGCGTTCTCGACATAGCCGAGCGGAATCGCCGCCTCCAAATTGGCTTGCAGCCGACCCAAATCCTGGTCGGTCATCGCGCCCATCATGTCGGAAAACTTCTGGCCGAAAATCTTTGTTGTATCATCGGCGAGCATGGCCAATTGGCGCGCAATCGCAGACTTCTCTGCCGGTGACTTGCTGGAGTCGTTCAACTGCTTTTGCAGCTCCTCGCGCTTCAAGGTGAACAGCCGCAACCATGTCGTGAGATCGACCCGGCTGCCGGTCAGCTTCTCGTAGCGCTGCACGCTTTCTTGAGTGATGCCCCAGCGCGAAAAGATTTCCTTGTCGCCTCTGATGCCGCGCCCGAGCCGGTATTCGCTCATCCGGCGCGTCAACTGATCCTGCATGGAATCGGCGGCATTGCCGAACAAGGCGGTGGCGGTGGCCATGCGCGCACGCATCGTCTGTTCGGCGGCCTCGACTCCTTCGCCAAGCGCTTGCGGAAAGAACCGCCGAGCGCGGCCGGCGACCGAGATTTGGTTTTGCGCGGCTTCTTCCGCCCAGGTGAAGGCTTCCCGCAGGATCTTGAAGCCGCCGACCAGATTGATGATCGGCAGCGCCAAGCCGGCTATGGCAGCGCCGACCGCAACGATGCCAGCGGACACCACGCCCGCGCCGGTTGCCAGCGAGCCGAACGTTCCTGACAGCGACAACAGCGAGCCGCCGAGCACGCGGCCGGAAGCCTTCAAGGCATCGAACGGCGCGCGTAGCGTGGCACCGATCACGGAGCCGATGCGCTCGGCAATCCGCTCGCCCATGCTTTGAGCCTGCCGCGCCGACTGCGTTGCGCTGACGGCCTGGGGGCGCGAGCCTGATGCTCCGCTCTCTCGCTTGATCCTCGCCAGCACGGCGGCCAAGCGCTGAAGACCGGACTCGCCCTGCACGTTGACGGTAAGGGTTGCTTGCGCATTGGCGTCAACCATGACGGATCAATCCTCATCATCGCCAGTCGCGGCCGGGCCTCCTGGTATGATCTGCGGCTGCTGCGCTTCCAGCATGCGCTGTTCGATGGCGTACATGCGTTGCAACTGCGGGATGGTCAGCTCTCGCCATGAGCCGGGCGGCCAATGATAGTTCAATGCTCGCGCGATGACGCCTTCTTCCACCTGTTGCGCGATGTAATGAATTTTGGGAGGATTTGCCGCCTTATCACCAGATAGTCGAGGAAATCGAGCGCGTTGATCAGCGAGTCCGTCATGATCGGAATCGTCACGGCAAGGGGCTTGCCGAAGATGCGCATGAAGGTGTGAAACTCTTTGGTTTCGCCGCGCGCATCCAGAAACTCGCTGATATCCGCCACGCGCTTGGCCTCGAAAGCCAACTGCCTGACCTTCTCGGCATCCTCTTTCTGCGTCAACGCGATCGGGCGCTGCAGATTGTAGACAAGCGGCGTGGTGATGCCGTCGCCGGTCTCCTCGATGACCACGGACTCGGCATCTTCGGACATGGAAGAGATGACGGAAGCCAGCTCGCTGCCGTCGATCGAGGACAATTCGCGGCCCGAGAATTCCAGCGCCTCACCGGAGCCGTTCAAACCGCGACAACACGCGCCGACAAAACGTTCGATCTGGACTCCAAGCCGCATGGTGTCGAGCACCTCGGTCATCAGCTTGCAATTCGGGCGGTAGATCACGACTTCATGGATCTCAACGCCTTCCTGGCTGATCGGAGCCAACAATTCGAGCCGGGCGTACTCCTCTCGCGTCTGTGCTGTGGTCATGGTTCACCTCAAGCCGCCGTGGCCTGCGGCAGCAGCTCGGTGATGGCATCGCAAACCAGCTCCATCGGCTGCAAATTGCGTTTGGTGTCGTAGGGATTGTCAGAGACTTGCGAAGCGTGTTGAGTCGAGAAGGTGCGCCCATCGCATAGCTCGACAACGAGAGGCACGTCGCACAGCTCTTGAAAGTAGGTCACGTAAAGGTCAACAGGCACGACCACGGTCGCCGTGACTTTCGGGTTTCGATCCTCTACGGTGAATTCGCCGTCGTAGGTCTCGGTGCGGCGCTGATTACTCACAAGCACCGTCACGTCGCCGTCCGATTGTAACCTGATAGTCCGGCCCTGAATTACGAAATTCAGAACTCCCTTACATTTTGGGCAGAAGTCCATACCTACCTCCGCAAAGATGCGAGCAGGCAACGCCAGCTCAGCTTCAACATTTCAAGCCGTGACATGCGCCATTGCGTTTCCGTGTGCGGATTGAGATCGCTAATCGTCAACGTGCCGTCCGCATAACGCAGCATCGGCCCGGTGTGATCGAAATACAGCGTCATGGCGTCTCTCCCGTTACACGCCCACCGCAACAGGCGGGATGCAGGCAAACTGCGGCGACATGTCGATCGAGGTGGCGATGCGGGCAAGCTGGTTCACGGTGTTCAAATCGATCAGCACGTTGACGCGATTCGGATCGCAGTTGTTCGGCTGGTTGGTGCGCTCGACCCGGATGGTCTGCTCAAGCGGCACGTTGGACATCTGAGCGGTCCAGCCCAACTCCGTCCCGCGCAGCCACGCCAGGATCGACGCTTGCAGGATGCGCGGATTGACCGCGCGCTTGCCTTGCGGAATCTGCGTCCCATCGGACACCAGCGAGGTCGACGAGTAGTTGGCGCGGTACCATGTGCCGAGATCGCGGACAAATTTGGTGACCGTGTAGCGGCTTTCCACGCGCTGCCAAGCGCCGTCCGGCGCGCCCGTCACCGGATCATACTTGTAGGTGGTCAGCGGCTCTTCGATCCACAGCTGGGTCTGGCGCACGCCGCGCGAATTGGCCACGTCCCAATTGACGATTCCAGCGTCGAAGAACATCTTCTTTTCCTCGGGCGACCAGATCGTGGCGCATTTCACGCTGTCGAACAGGCAGCCGAGGACTCCATTGTCGTTCTGCACGGGCAGCGCAGGATCGACACAGCCGGTGCAGCACACGCGCGAGGCCGCCGCTGCAGCGAGTAGATAGCCGGGATATTTGTAATCCGGTCGGTTCGGCATCACGCATTCTTCCGGGTTGTTGCGATCCATGCCATAGGCGAAGATCAGGCCCGACGAGTCAGTGCGCGAATGAAACAGATGGCCGCCGCGAAAGTCGCCTTGCACGGCGCACGACCAGTTCTGGCGAACGATCAGAATGAGCGTGTTGTTGGCAATTTCGTCCTCGAAGCCGGTCGCGATGCAATCAAATTGACAGTTGAGCACGGGCAGCGCCGCGTCGATGTTGAGCACGCCGACTCCGGCCGTTGGCGTGGCGATCTCGACTCCGATGCCGGGCGGAAAGCTGTCGCCGAAATTCGGATTCCACTGCGGCTCGAACCAATTGCCTTCCGGGCCTTTGTTCTTAGCTGTGAATTGAATCGTGTCGCCGCCACCGTTTCCGTTGGTCGGCACCGTGACAGTAAACGGCAGGTCGGTCCACTGTTGCAGCACTGAGGCGAGCGCCTGGGCAACCTGCGCGGCAGTCGAGCCGACGATGACGCCAACGGCAAAGACCTGATCAAGAAACGCGACCGAGAGCACGCCGTTGTCGGTGGCCGGGCCTTCGACCTTGATGGTGTGAACGGCAGCGGTGCCGGTCGTGGGATCATTGACGGGAGCGATGTAGAGCGGCAATTCGGGGCACGCACAGAAATGCTGAATCGCCATGCTGGCGGCGATCGAACCGGCTCCGAACAGCCGGCGCGCGTCATTAGCGGAATAGATCGGATAGAATTCACCAACCTCTGACTCGGTGACGCTGGTAAGTTTCTGCGCGAAATAGAGTGGACGGCACAGCTCGCCGATGGGCTCCTTGCCAGTGATGCACCACGTCAAGAACGAAGCGCGAGCAGCAGCAAGTGAAATTTGATTCTCTGCCATCACAAGACCCTCACACTGCTCGCGATGCTATACCTGGCTGTCAGCCGATTTTGCTGAGTCCTATTCGCTGGCTGGCGGCGGCGGCCGGTGTCGGCGCGAATGCGATTGTTCCGCGTCACTCTCGCCCTTGTCGAATTCCACGTCGCCGCGCTTCTCGGCTTCGATCAGGCCGGGCGAGATCGGCACCGTCACCCACTGGTCGGTCGGGATCGGAGTCCCGTCCTTGGTGTAGGCGGTGGCCGGCGCTTTGCCGCGCACGCGAATGGTGCGTTCGGGCAGCTGCGGCGTGGTGGTGTGCTGTGCGGTGTGCCGGCCGAAGACCCGTTTCGGCGCTGGCCGTGGCGTGGCGTATTGCGGCAGCGTCCAATCGATCACGGGAGACGAGCCGGCTTTGATTTGCGGTGGCGGTGCCGGGCTGGCCGCACCAAGGCTCATTCCAAACTTGGCCATCATGGCTCTCCTTCGTTGTCCCCCAGCATCGGCGGGCACGGTTCGCATGGCTCATCAGGTTCCGCCAGCATGCCGCCACCGGTCACGCGAACGCGCAGCGGCGGCGAAACTTCGTCAACGGGCAGCGGACAAGGATCGCCGATATGAACCGTGACCTCATCAATCAACACGCTTTCATCCTCGTCCTCATCAAACGGGAAAACCTGATCGGGCACGACAACCTGCTCGTTGAACGTGAACGTGTAGGTGACCCTGACATCCGGCTCCCGCGTTCCCTCGATGCGCATGCCGGAATAGGTCGTGGGCCGATAGCCGAACCGCAGTTTTCGCGGCTGCCAGTTGAACAGAATCCAGAGCAGCTGCTTTTCGGCGGTCTCAATGTCGATCGCCGCGAGATGTTCGGCCTCGCTGGCGCGGGCATCGAATTGCGCAATGAACTGGATCACGCGCGGATTGACCATGGAGTCGTCATCAATCTCGCGGGAGGGCCGCGTCTGCAGCGGATTGACCAGGAGGTAAGGCTTGGCCAGAAACGACCATTGATCCTGCGGCAACTGCCGCAAATCGAGTTTCACCCGGTCGCCGAAGATCGTATGCGCCGCCCTGATCCGCCGCGTCACGACGTTGTACAGGCTTTCAATGCGCGGCGGAATGATCGCGTTCATGTGATCCTCGCTGCTTTCGCGAGTAGATCGGTCTCGGGGCGGTCGGCCATGACCTCATTGATGGCATCGGCCAGCATGCGCCGCGCATCCATGTATCTGGTGCCGGTCGTGAGATAGTCGGCATATTTCAGATCGGACCACAGCGTCCCTTCGCGCGGGCCGGTCAGCTCGGGATGCACGGAATTGACCAGCCGGCCGCCGTCCGTCACCGGATATTCACCGGGAGCCGAGGCTTGGTGCCGCCGCCCGCCACGACGATAGATCCGGCCGGTGCCGCCGCCGCGATCCATCTGCCGAATGAATAGCTCATGCGCATCATCGAGCCGCCCCTCGATCCACGCCGCAATAGCGTCATCGTCGATCTTCAGGTTCGGCATGTTGGGAATGATCACGTCAACCATGCTGCACCTCCGGCGTTTCCCACACGGGCGGGCTTTGCTGGGTGGCCGGATCGGTGCGCTCGTTGAAGACCTTATCAATCGAGCAGTCGAGAAACAGGAAGCGTTGCGCGCCGCCCACGTCCTCGACCGACCGGACCTTGTACCAGATGCGCGCATCCCCGGTCTTGCGGTAGACCCAGTGATTGAGGTCGACTTTCACATCTGGCGGATTGCGAATCGTGATTTCGATGGTCGGCCGGGCCTCGGTGCCGAACACGGCCTGATAGTCCATGATCTGGTCGGCCCGCAGGTTGCGGATGCGCGCATGGCACGCGAACACGCCCCGCCGTTCCTTGATCGTTGACACGTCATCGTCAGGCCGTTCGGTTGTCGTGCACACCCACACAAGGTCGCGCATCTCGCCGATATCCGGCACGGTTCGACGACGCAGGGAGATTCCCGACATTGCCGTTCCTCAAATGGTGCGTGCGCTGGCGATCTTGTCCGCAATGTGGGCCGATCCGACCTGGGAGCACGGAGACCGCCTTGCCGTTTTTCGAGCCGCACGCAGGCCCGTCAGAGATCGGCTCCCGTCAAGCCACGTAGTCCAAGTCAGGCGACAAGAAGCAGAGCGCGCCGCACTTGCCGAGAATCTGGTCATTCAATTCGGTGTCGCCGCGATTTTCCACCATATACGTGAACAGCCGCGCGACCGCCTGAATGAAGCGCGGCGGAATCGCATCGCATGGGTCGTCGTTGCCGACCGTGTAGTGGGCGCTCAGATTGCAGTAGCAGCAAAGCGATGGCTGGCAGCGGTTGCGCTGCAAGGACGGTGGCAGGATCATGATGAGCGTATAGCCGTCGTAAATCCGTACATCGCCGGATGGCTGATCGGACAGCGTGAAGTTGCCGCAGCGGTCAAGGCAGATCGGCTCGACCACGGCGCGGGCGGGAAAGACGAGGCCGACCATTTCGGCACAGAGATTCCAGGCCGCTTCAAACCAGTGCCGCAACAGCTCATCCGGGAAAGCCTCATCTGTCGACGCCTGCATCTTGCAGAGCGCGAAGGCTTGGTCGACCTGGGCTTGTTGGCTGGCTGTCAGCATTCGGCCACCACGATCACGACGCAATCCCGCTGAATGATCCGCCGCCCGTCACAGTCACGCGCGGCCACCGCAAGACCAAGCCGGTACTGCTTGCCGATCTCGGTTTCACTGAAGACGCTGACGATCGCCTGCACGCCATAGGGCGGAATCAGACCGGCGAGATCGGCCACGTCCGAATTGTCCGGCTCCTCGGGATCGTCTCCGGTCCCGGAAACGACCACGATCTCTTCCGGATCGGCCGGCTCGGGCGGATTCACCGTCATGTCGAACAGCGACATTTCAACGACCTTGTTTAGATTGTAGCCGGGCAGACTGGTCAGCCATTGCGACCAGTCGAGAATGAGCGGCAAAGTCTCTCCCGGTCCTATCGTCCAAGGCCCCTTGCAACAGCACTGCTGCACGGGATTGCACATCGCGGCGCGGCGCGGCACGAGTCCGCCGTTGCCGGCCGACGCCGTGATGGAGCCAACCGCGCGGCCGCCTGGGAGTTGGCTGATCGCGCGCCCGGCATAAATGGTGCCACTGTTCACCATTTAGGTCTTCGCCTTGAAAGTCGCCGTCGTCGTCTTGGCGGCGTGGGCGCTGGCCGTTTCCGCCTCGCCTTCACCAGCCGGCGCGCTGACCGTACAGACGCACGGTGACGGCAGATAACGCAGTTGGCACGGTGGCGGGCCGCCACAGCCATAGCACCATTGATGCTTCCACATGGTCGGCCTCCTGGCCTATTTGCGTTTCCGGGCCTTGTCGTCTTCCGCCTTTGCCGGCTCCGGGTGTGGCGGCGGCTGAACCGCTTCTGCAGGGGGTTGGGAGAGACGAGCCCAGCCGCGCGCCACCATCCCGCGCGCAACGTGCGGCGGAACGTCGTAGTATTCGCCATCCTCGAATCCGCTCAACATATAGTTGTTGCGCGAATATGGGACGGTATGACCGGCTATGATTTGAACGACTGTCATGCTGGCCTCATTCGAACCGCATAGCGGGCGCACTGCTTGAGCGTGGCGGTGTCGTCATCGAACGGGATCACGCGCAGCCATGCCGCGCTGTAGTGACGGTAGGCCACATCCTTGTCGCCGTTGATCCAATCGACGAACAGCCCGCGCACCACATGTTCCTGTCTGTCAATCGCGGCTTCCCGGTCGATCGCGCCGTTGTAGATCGCCGAAACGTCACACCAACCGAATTCATCCGGCTTGCCGTGGTGGTCGCGCGTATGCTGCACACGAAACCTTGCATCACCGTGCCCGCGAAAGCTGACAACCACGTCGCCGTGCAACTTCACCGGCACGCCGAGGCGAAAACGTTGCCGCGACCACAAACTCAGAAGCCTACGCGCGAGCGTGCTCATGCGACCCTGAATGACTCGATGCCACCGGTCGGGTTGCCGACCGAGAAGTCGGTACGGCGCAGCGCAGACACGACGACGATAGCGTCAAGCGCGGCGGGCACGCCGGTTAGCCGCAAGAACTGTTGCGGACACGGCACCGAGTAGGCGCACTGGCTATGCGCGCGGATCGGATTTTGCGCCGACAACACGATGGTCGCGGGACCGGCCACGGTGCCCGGCGCGGCATCGCAGGTCGGCACGCCTTGGAGTGCGGCAAACGTGCCGGGCGTGCATTGGTCATCCGGGAGCGCGTCCGCGCCTTCAATCGCGATCGTTCCGGTGGTGATATCATTGGCCGTCGTGTTGACCAGCGTGATACCGTATTGCAGGCCCGGCAACAGATCGGCATATTTTGGACTGACAGCATTGAACGCGAGATAGGTGCCAGCACCAGACAACATGTTCAGCATGGCGATACTCCTCATTGTTCGCGGTAAAACTCGCCGTGAGCGCGTCGGGCAGCGCGTTCGCGGACAAATTTTGCATCTGCGAGAGTCTTAAAGCGACCGAGGTGCCTGCCTCCAAGCATCACCTCATACCGATTCCGATGAGCGTTGTAAGAAACGCCCTTAACTCCCGTTGTATTGTCACTACGAAGCCTAGAATTATACAACTGCTGGCTACGTGTCGCACGTCTCAGATTTCGCCAACGATTGTTCAGGCCATTGCTATCACGGTGATCGATTTCAAACGTTGGCCACTCACCGGTCATAAGCGCCCAAGCGACCTGATGTCCGTAGACGTTGACGTAATCGACAGTCAACTTAAGATATTGGCAAGTGTCCCTTGTTACGGTCACACCAGCTCTATCGCCCTTCTCAATACGAATGCTCTGCTTTACGCGCCACGTAAATTCGCCAGTATTTGGCTCGTACCGAAATAGTTCCCGCACGCGGTCCAGCGGCGGAAACTTCTTGACAGGACAACTCATCACCTTATCCTCAACAAGCGTGCTGCCGATGGGCAAATGATCCCGCCTCCGATACGTCCCTCAAATTTGTAGAGGATACAGAAGCCAGCACTATAAGGGTCTTGTTGCATCGTCACTGCACGGCGGTTAACTACCATGTACACTTCTGGCCAATTGCCGAATGCAATCGGTGTAGTTCCGGGCGCTACGTCTGGCATTTGGGTAACGATTTGAATCGGTGTGCCGTTGAGCAGGAAGCCGGGACCGGCCGGCGTATTCTGCGGAAACTGCACCAGCATCGGGCGACCTGATGCATCGCTCATTGTGAGCAGCAAGCCGAAGGTATTCTGGTTCATGAGGTATCGCGTGCCGGCACCTCCATGATACTGCATCGGGACTTGCCACTTCAGCGCAACGAGATCCTGCCACGTAAACGAGTCGACCGGCGTGGCGGGCGCAGTGTCGCAAACCTGGATGCCGGCGTTCGGATTGAGAATGCCGACCGGCTTGCCCACACCGTCACCGGTCATCAATGCGGTCGAGATCGTGCGCCGAAATGCCTGATTGACCTTGTTGAGCATCCACGACTCGATGTTGATAGACGCGTCTTCAAGAATGTCACGCGTGGCGCAAACGATATAGCGCAATGTCTCCGGCTTGATTTCTAGTTCACCGAGGCCATCGGTCAGATTCGGCTGCGGATTGTTGGCGAAGCAGGAAGTCTCGCACGCCCACGCCGCGTAATCGATGCGGACGTTATCGATCATGAAGCGCACGGACGGGCCTGATATCGTCATGTTGGCCATGATGCCGGCCACGTCGGTTTCGTCCACCAGACACGACAGCACGCGCGCCGACATTTCCGGTGCGAGAATGAATCCGTTACTACCAAAATTGAAAGCCGACAGCGCCTTCCTGTAATCCGCCGACAGGTTGGTCACGTCTGGCGTGTTCATCAGCGCCGACAGCGCCTTGACCGCGATGCTGGCTTCCGAGATTTGCTCTTCGCTGGGCGTGAACGGGTGGTCCGCATCTTTCTTGACGATCTTGAGTTCATGCTTCAGCCTCAACAGTCCGACAGCCGCCTTGCGGTTGGCTTCATCGGAGAATTCCGATTCCTGGCCCGGCCTGAATGCACGCTTCCGGACCTCGTTCAAGGCGGCCTCCAGCGACTCGGCTTTCACTTCAAGCTTAGTCAGGCTTTCTGTCATCTTGACGATCTTGGACTCGGTGTCGGCGGTCATCTGCCCATGTTTCTTGATATCCTCACGCATTTCGTCGAGCAGATGAGTCCGCTCTTCATCGGCCTTCGCGATGTTCTCGCGCGTTGTCTTGATCTCCTCGACCAGTTCTGCAAATCCAGCTTGGTCAGCCATGACAGCGCCCTTTCAATTGTGTGAGCAGTGCACGCGTTTCCTGCTTAACGCGCAGTTCATCGATCGGCAGGTCGAGGAACGGCGGCAACCAATCCTCTTCCTGCTTTGCGCCGGGCGGACCATCCGGGTCGATTTTGTCTTTCCATGCGGCGACGATACGCGCCTTGATACGTGCGAGTTGTTCGGCGGAATACTGCGATGAATTGCGCGGCATATTGATGTACGACCACGCCGCGCGAATATTTTTCTCAGTGTGTATCGGATATCTTTTGATTTTGTCATCCTGGTAGCCTGGGTCGGCGTAACTAACATCGCCCCAAGGCTTTTGCGGATCACGTTTTGCGTCCATCAAGGCTTCCAGGCCCTCGTTGACAAGAACCTCGATATCGGAGTCGGTGAGGCCACACCGCGCCAGCATGTCGCCGAATTCACTTTTGACATTCAGCACGCGTGCGCCACGGTTTGCCGGAAGCCCGACAATGGAGCATTCCCGAAGCGTTGCCTTCCTAATGATGCGCCGGCCAAGGCGGTCATCGTATTTGATCGCGCTTCGATCCCGAATCGAATAGCCGACCGACAAGCCAGAGAGGAATCGGCGTTTCATCAGAGCATAAGTCTCTCTCGCCTTCTCGACGGCAAGGCACAACGTGCCCTCAACGCGCAGCTCCGTTCCGCGCTGCTCGAATTTCGACCATCCACCAATGATCTGTGAGCGGTCATGATCACGCAGCATCAGGACATCGGGCTCGCCGTTGGATTTATGCGGGATCGGATCGAATGCGCCGGCCTCTATAATGTCGTTCTGCAAATCAAGATCAGAGGTCGATGCAACGCCGGAGAATGTCGCGGAGTCGTCTTTCTCGTCCTTGGTCTCAAAGGCGCAATTGAGGTGCTGATAGTCCATAGCCTTCACTCACAACGGCCAAGACTTATCATGCGGGCGCACAGCTATTCCGTGAGTCACGCTTACGTGTGAAACAGCGGCGTACAGCGGCAGTTGACGATATCGGCGGCACCGGCACCGAGCGACGAGTCGCCAGGATACATCATCGGCCCGCTCATGGCTTCGAACGGCTGATCGACCGGAATCGTCACGCCGTGAAGGTGAGCATGACTCGCGCGCACGCGCTCGTCCTGCGCCGTGTACCACGTTTTGGTCCTGACCGGGATGCGGCGGTATTGCAGGCTCGCCCACTGCGCCGCCATCGCCGCATTATGAGTCTCGGTGCGCGCGATCCTGGCCGCACGGCCGCGCGCTATGTCGGGAATGTCACGATAGAGCCGGCTGGCAATGGTCTGATTGCTCAGGCCATCACGGACGCCACGGATCACAATGTCCCTGATCTGATCGACCTGGGCCTGGGAGATATCGGCAATCCGTGTTGCGGCATGGCGCACCAGGTATGCCATTTGCTCTTGCATGAATTGGCTGACGCCGGTACGGGCGGCCTTGTCCTCGGATTGGTGATAGGTCGCCGTATATACGTCATGATAGATGCGCTTGAAATGGCGCAGCAAGGCCGGCTCGCCACGCTTGAGCATGTAATGCTGCGCCGGAATTCCACCGCGCGACATTTGCAGGCGAATGCCGGCACAGAGGAGCGGAAACTTGTGGAAATGGATTCGTTGCTCCATCTGGTCGAGATAGGGCGAAATCAACCGGTCATCGTCGACGTTGAGCAGCATCAGACGGCCACTTTCGCTTCCGCCTCCAACCCCCACGCATCCCATCCACGACGGGCGGGACCGCGCCGGTTCAATTCGATTTTCGGCAGGTTCGGAAAATACACCTCGATCATCTCAAGGAAGATTTCCGGCTTCTCGCTGTGGCCTTTGCGCGGCGCTTCCATCAGGGAGTCCCACTGCTCGCCGGGTGCGGGACACGGCACCTTGCCGCGCATGCCGAGCAGCAGGATTTCATGCTTGTTGCGGGACCAGTAGCCGGGACCGATACGATCCTTGGCCCACACGAAATGAGATTTGTATTCGAACGACCACGTTTCCAGCACGTCAAGCGCCTGCGGCAGCATCGGCTGGGTCGCCCATAGGAAGAGCGCGCAATCATCGGCCGCAATGCTGGCAACATCGCGCGCCTTGATGATTTCAAGCGGCGATGTCGGATAGTGGTTGGCAGCCGCCCGGTCCATTCCGGTTTCGCGCGACCACGGCTCGAACCGCCACTCGGGATCGGCCACGATCACGCCATAGCGCTTTTGCGGCAGCGCGAGCTGCACCTTGGCCAGCTCCAATTCCCGAACCGCCCGCAGCCGCTTCTTCTCCTGGTCATCGAACAGGTTGAATGTGACACGGGCACTGTCCTGTTCGATGAGGTCGCGCCGTTCGGCCATCATGGCCTCAAAGCGCCGCGCCGGCACCGCCGCATACTTCCGCGCTCGGTCGGCGAGGTGCTTGTCGATGCCAGTTTCACGCAGCGTAGAAACCGGGTCGATTTCCGACCCGGTTTTCGTCGGCCGGCCACCGACATGGAACCCGACCATGCGGCGCTGCTCGTCCATCAGTTCCCCGATGCGCCGTTCCGCCCGGAACCGGATCTCCGATGCCTTGATTTCCAGCTCCTTGTTGCCCGCCTCCCGCGCATAGGCTTTGATCGCGGTGGCCTGATCGCGGATCTCCTTCACCTCATCGACGGCGTGCGCCGCCGCAATGGCCCGGCACGCCGCGTCATATTTGCACAACAAATTTTCCATTATCAGCCTCCACCCTCGTTCGGCGGTCCCCGCGCTGCCGGGCTCAGGATGTTCGAAACGTTGCCTCCCTGAACTTCGATCGCGAGCCGCTTCAGGCGGAATTCCTCAAGCTGCACGGGCACGTCGGCGGTTTCGTCCTCCTCAAACGGCGGATAGCCAAGAAGTGCGCGCTGCTCGTTGATCGACAGCATGGACGCACGGGACGCCATGTCAGTCATGTCCTGGCGGGCACGGATCATCGCGGGGATGTGTTCAATGTCAGCGACGATTTGAGCGCCGCTGGTCATCAACGCGTGATTTAATCCGCTGACATAGAGGCCGATATAGCCGGGTAGAACAGTATCAGTTAGGAAACCGACGCGAGCCATGGCTAGGTTGTTGTAGGTGTCGCTCCCAGGCAGGCCCACCAACTGAGTCGGGACTCCAAACGTCATCACAACGTCCCGCGCGATTGAATCCTTGATAGCAACAGACAACGCAGACGCAGGATCGTCATTCAACCGCGTCATATTCCATTTTGCGTTGGCGGTGACCAGCACGCCACCGCTCTCACTCTGACCGGTGCGAAACTGACTGATGCGATCCTTGATGTCCTTGACCGCGCCCTTTGCGATTTCCGATTCCGTCGACAGCAAGCCGGTGATGTTGGACGAATTCGAGACGATATCAGCACAGCGTTGGAGGATTCGCGTGTAGACCTCGCCCGGTGCGGCGGCAATTGCTGCCGGCGATCTGTCCGTCTGCCTGCCGAGATGTGGGCGGCGGATATAGATCACGTCGGAGTCGCCGTTTTCGTCGACCGGATAGAGCGTGACACGGCCGGCCTCGGCAACCTGGAAAGCTTCGATCATGCGCGAGCCGAACGCGTATATGGGCGTCACGTCGGTCGGCAACAACGGCCACAGCTCTAGCGTCACGCCTCCCGCACCGCGCACGCGAAGCAGAAAGGCTTTGTTGGCAACCGCGATCGAAGCCGCAACGAAGTATTGCAGCGCGTAGCCGGTCCATTGCGGATTCGGCCGCGACAATAAATTCAACACGTCGAGTTCTGGCGCGGCAAGCTGCGTTTCCGGTCCCCGTTGAATGATCAGCGGCACCGACGACGCCATGGAGCCGATCATATCGACAGCCCGCCACAGATAGATGGATCGGACATATTCGCGAACCATGTCCGGATTCATGCGGTCAAGATTGGTGCAGCCTCCGGTCGCCACTTCCGGCTGCTGCGACGTAACGGCTGGCGCAGGTTCGGCTTTGCTGGCGAACGGCCAAAACATCATGTGCTCCGATCGGGCGGCCGGCGATACGGCGTGGCCTTGATGACTGGCTGCGTCCCATACTTCTTGTCAACGTCAACGCCTCGGGCCTTGTCGACGGCGATCGAAAAGCCGCGCGAGGCCGCATGCGCCGCACTGCGAATATCGAAGCGACGGGCGGCTTGGATGAACTGCTGTCTTGTCTGGTAGCATGCGCCGCACGGCATCGCGGACTCCTCATGAAATCGGAATTTCGGTAACCACCTTCGACAGCCTGGTCAAAGCCCAGATTGCGCCGTCCAAGCGGTTCGGCGAGCCATCGACCGCGCGGTCCCACTCGCGCGAGAACGCCAGCATTTCACCGACCAGCTGATCGAGCCCGCGCCGATGCAAGACACGTCCTTTTTCGTAGAGCAAGCTGATAGGTTCCGCGCGCATGACCTTGCCGCGCGAAGCGGACACCTCGACGATGCGGATCAGGCTGGACTCGCGCTCGCCACGTTGGTGGATGCGTTCTGCCGCCCGCTTGATGACCTCGGTGGCCATGTCGCCGCCGAAGTTGATTTCGACAACCACGTCGTCGGCATCGAAATCGTCATGACACTTCACGGCAGCTTCGCCCCACTTGGCCGGGCTGCCGGCCGTCGAGCGATCGGCGAGCACGGCGAAACGGCCATCGGTCAACAGCGCGCACGCCACGATGCCGACCTCATCGCTGCCACCGGACGGATCGACTCCGACCGTGACCTGTTCAATCAAGTCCTCGGGCACGTCCTCGACAATCAGCCAATCATCCTTGAACAACGCATTTTGCGGGTCGAGGATCATCGCTCCTTGTAGTTCCTGCCGGCCTAACCGCGTGCCCTCGTACAACTCGCGGATTTTCTTCAAGTAGTTAGGTGATAAATGCTGCGCGTTGTCGTAGGTGCTACCCGTTGTAATGCGGATATCGTCCATCGTGACAAGCTTCTTCATGAAAGGCGTCGTCTTCGGCGTGGTCGCCATCATCATGCGCGGCATCGGGCCAAGCCTTAAGCCCATCATCGCCATGTCGAAGACAGCTTGTTGATACCTCATGCGGCCGATCTCATCGATAATACAAAGCTGGCACTGCGGCCCGCGCAGACTATCCGGCTCCTCACCACTGAAGAAAACCACCATCGCACCATCGGAGAATTCGAGCCGGTGTTTGTAGGAGACAAACCGCGGCATCGGCTCATCCTTCGGCGTGGTGGCGAGCAGGCCGGCCGGGCCTTCAAGGTTGACGTCGTGCCAGTCCGATGTAGTCGGCGCAACCAGATGCACGCGCTTGATGCCGGCACGTACAGCAATATGGATTGCTCCCGACAACGAATGCGACTTGCCGGTGCCACGCCCACCGAGGAACAGCCAGCACCAGTCGAGGTCGGTCGGCGGCAGCTGTGCATCGCGGGCCGTGAACAGCCATTCGTCGGCTTCGTCATCGGCAAGGTCTTCAGCCAATGCGGCGCGCTGCTCATCCGTCATCGCCTTGATGCGGGCACGCATGTCGTGCAGGCGGCAGACTTCGACAAGGAAAGGGTCGTTCATCCGCCGCCTCCCTCGGGAGACGTTTCTTCGTGAATCGCCGTGCCCTCAATGGTGACCTTGCCAGCGATGCGATCGAGCGCGGCGCTAATCCGTTCCGTCGATGAAATGCGGACACGATCCGGCATCAAAGCCGGCTCGGACTGTGGCGGCGCATCGAGACCAAGCATGCGAGCGCGGCGCTCCTTGAACTTCATGCACAATTCAGCCGCGCGGTAGTCGCCCTGAATGGCCTTGACCCAGTACACGCGTTCCAACTGGTCGATGCGCTCCAGCTCCTCACGCGTGACGCGTGCGCGGAAATCAGGCGGCACGTCACCGAGCATGCGGATAAAGGCGGATTCCGCTTCACCGACCGTGCACTCCAGTTGTTCCGCGATCTGCTTCAACGGAACGAAGCCCAGGCGCATCTTCCACACCTGCTTCTCGCGCTCGAAAGCGGCGGCGGCGTCCTTGAGCTGCAACACATCACCCATAGGCTGGCGTCCCGGTGGCGGTGCCCCTATACCTCCAGCATGTTATACTTTGAAACGTCGGAACAAGCGCAGAGTCGGATCGGTCCCGGCCTCCAGGCCGTCATCAGGGGAGGAGCGCCCGCCCTGGCCGCGATCGGCCGTACCGCGATCGAAGGCGGACTGCCATCGTATTCGATCGGCCTGTTCGCCGCCGCCAAGCCGGCCGCCCTGGCGCTACGGGATGATATCGCGCGAGGCTTCCCGCTCTATGACGATCCTGCCGAGCTGTTCGAAGATGACGCGGTGGGCCGGCCGCGCGATGCCATGCTGGCACATTCCAGGTTTGACCGGATCGTCTGCGGCGCGGACATCAGGCGGGCGGCAAGTGAATTCACGGCGCTCATTGCGCTGATGGGCGGCTTCACGCTGGAGCGGCACCGCATCTTCCTGGCGCGACGGCGGCGCGAGATCGAAGACGGAATCCATCTCGACATCGCATGCCGCGCCAAGGGCGAGCCGCTGCCTCGCATCGCGTGGCTGCATGAGGCTGCCGACCACTATCGCAACTACAAAGCACGGTTCGGGCTGGTCGACGGTCACGATCTTGAAGCGGCAGCGTTCTGGCCGGATCGGGCTATCAGGCTGCTGTTGCTGGATGATGTTACCGACAAAGAAAGAGATCGGCTTATGCAAATTTATCCTAACTCAGCAGCAATCATTCATAGCCCAAGCGATTCTTGGCGTCCTGGACTCTTATAGAATCAATCATATAGCGTGCCATCGAATCGAGGTTCCTTTTCTCCGCCTTCAACTCCGCGACCGTCTTCGATTCACATTCATAGGGTCTTGCAGCGCAGACTTGTTTGACAAGCCAAGCATGCTCATTTGGATCATCAGGAGGGCGCGGACCACCGACGATACGACTGCCCAAGCCCAACACAACAAACCCAGCCATCACGAAAACCCATCCCGTCAATATTTTCCTGGGCTTAGAGTAGCTTTGAAATTCTTCGATGTAGTCAAATAACCATTTCATCGCAGCTCCTCCTAGTGGAAAGTCGCAGCTTGGAGTGCCATGAATGTCTTTGATGGCACGGTAGCAAGAAACTTACGTCCATCCTTCAATTTACATATGAACGTAACGTCCTTTCCACGCCCTCCCGTCAGTAAGCCTGCCATTGCCCCGATCGGTCCAAGCACCAAGGCACCAGCAATTCCCCACCCGACAGTACCGCCAAATCGCTTGACTGATTCCTCAGATGCAACTTCAAGCGAGCCGATTTGGTCTGTAGTGACATGCTCATGACGCTTCTTTTCATGACCGGAAAGAATTGACATAACCGACCCGGTATCGCCCGTCCAAAAGGTCTTGGTTTCATATTCGCTCTTTTCCAAAAGAAGCGTTCCACCTTTTGCCTTCGAAACAAAGGAGCTGCCCTTTCCGGTCGCAAAATCACCGGCATGTATATTGATTGTTGACGTTGCCATGATCGCCTCCCAGTTCACCTTACGCGGTGTATAGAGAGGTCCCGTAAATTAATTCCTCACAATTTCTGCGTAAACGTCTTGATCTTGTCCGCAATCCGGCTCCCGTTGAGGTACCTCTCGCCCGCTGGCTCCTCCATCAGCTCGGCAAAGGCTTCGGTCTCGGCACGGTCGCGAAAGACGAGCACCACATAGAATTCCGGATCTTGCGCCTGCCGGGCGGCGGCCTGCCGCGCTGTCTTGCCAGCCTTGATATCCTCCAATTCCTTGGCGGTGGTCGCGGCGGCATCGTTTTCGGCCGCAAAGAAGGTCGAGAGCTGGGCGTCATCGAACATCAATTCCAGGTCGATGCGATCGAATCCGGCATCCTGGTAGTTCACGCCCTCGAATTTCAGCAGCTCGGCCAGCGCGTCGACATCCCAGTCGCCGCCCACGTTGCGGTTGTTCAAGAGAACATTCAATTCCCGTTCGCGGAACTCATCCAATTCAACAACGGCCACGGTCAAGGCATAGTCCTGGTTTCCCTCCAGTTTGTCCAACTGCTCAAGCCGCTGATGCCCGCCGACCAGATGGCCGCTTGTCTTGTTCCACACCAGCGTCTCGGCCAGCCCGAAGCTTTTCAGGCTCTCGCGCAGCTTCTTCTTGGCGTAGTCATCGATCTTGCGCGGATTGAAAGGCGCATTGGTGATGCGCGAGCGTGGGATGGTTTCCGCGACAAAGCGTTGAAACCGGCTGACGGCACCGGGCAGCGTCGGGTCGTCGATCAGGTCAGCCGTAAAATCGTTCTCGGGCAAGGACCGCTTCGACATGGGGGAAATGCTCCTTGATGCGGAGGAAATCATCGGGCCAGTGCTCGGCGATCGCCTTCAGGCCGGCCGGCTGTCCGATCTCACCGAACGAGCGGCCCAAGAGCGCGGAATCCGCCGAGACCTGGAGATTGTGCCATTTGATGTACCTCCGCACCGCCTCGACGGGCCAAAAGGCGATCGGATAGGCGCGCTTGCGCTTGGCATCGAGCCCGCTGCACGCCGACAGCATGCCGCACCGCTGCAAACTCTCGGCCCGCCGCTCGCCGGTCGCAATCCAATCGAGCCCGGTGCTCGACCGCACCTCGTTTTCGGCCTCGGTGGCCGTGATCGGCTCAACGCGATCGGTGGCGAAGGATTTCGGCCGGTACATGCCGGCGCGGTAGACCTGGGTGAGCAACGAGTGCGGGCGGCGGTGGATGGTGATGCCATAGCGGCGCTCGGTGGCGTGCAGCCATTCATCCTGAAAGCTCAAGCCGGGGACGATGTAGAAGAAGTAGCCGGCGACATGGGCGAAGTGGTTCATGCAGAGGTCGAGCGTGACCACGGAGTCCTTGCCGCCGCTGACACCAACCAGAACGGAATCCGTCAGCTCGGCCAGCGCCCGGATCACGGCAAACGGAGCCTTGCGATCCATGCTTCAATGCTCACGGCCACCCGTCGCACCGCGCCCGCCGCGCGATCCGCGTCCGGCTCGCGGCAGCGGCACGACCTGGACGGTGCGGCGTGCCGCTCGAGGCGGAATGTAGGTGACTCGGATGGTCCGGCGCGGGGCTCGAGTCGTGGGTCTCCTGGCCATGATCGCCTCCAGGTTGGAATGGAGGCGACCACTATAGGCGCGGATCAGACCGGCAAAGCGGGAGTCGGATCAGATCAGGTTAAGCGCGATCTTGTCCGGAGCATCGAACAAGCGGAGTCGGCCATTGGCAGCCACGGGAACGATGCGGCGCGGATTGGCGAAGCGCCAAACGTATTCCGTTGCCTGATAGTCCACGTCGAACCAATCCTTGATGTGCACCAAATCGACAATGCCAAGGAATCCGCCAGTGTCCAATTCATCCGGGATTGCTGCCAATTGGCGACGAGTCAGGCCGTCCAATTCGTCGATTTTTTGGCCGGCATGTATCAAGAGCGGACCACGGTAGTCGGTGGTCCAGGATCGGAATTCATCGCGCTTCAAGCCTTCAAGGATCAAGTGAGCGTAAGGCTGGCGGATCGATATTGCTTTCATGGATCTCTTTCATCATCAGTTTCGCCGCGCGTTGGGGCGACATGTTCAGGTTGATCACGAGACGCAGCAAGCGCGCCACGGGTTCCGGAATGTCATTGACACCGGCTTGATAGTTAAACGAGGCGCGGCGTGACACACCAAGCCACGTCGCCGCATCTTCTGCATTAAGGCCGAGTCGTTCAATCGCGGCACGATACTGATCTTTATCCATGATGCCGGCACCATAGGCGGGCCAGTGGCGGATCGGCAAGATGAATCGGATCATGGCTGCACAGCTTTCCAACGATCTTGCACCGCCAGCAGCCAAGACCGCTGCGCGGATTTCCGCGCATCGTACAGCTGCCGCAAGCGCGATCCTGGCTGGCCATGGCCTGCATCAGTGTAGCGCACGTCACCGGCTTTCTTGCCGAACATGCGGCGCAATTCCAGCGACCACGCGTCATCTGTTATTTGCGCCAGCTGCTGTAGCTCTAATTCGCGTTCATCTATCATCAGTTGACTCCTTTGCGGCTTGTTTAAGCGCAGTTGCGCTTTCAGTGATGCGATCGACCGTGCGAGCGGCCTTTGTGTAAACGGAAAGCGGATAGTCAGGCTTGAAATACAAATCGCGCTCAAGTGGCAATTCACCACGACCGAGTCCGACGACGCGTATGGTGACGCGTGTTTCCTCGATTTCAGAACGCGCAACATAGCCTAGCTCTGGAGTACCGAATCCAAGATCACAGAGACCAAAGAGTCGATCCGGTTCATCAGGATCGGACTCGGTAATGAGCCACGTTGCCGCGCCAACTGGCGAGAAGATTTTCAAGACCGGCTTGTGGTCGATCTCGCGACCGTTTGCCTCTTGTTCATCGCGCGTAGCCTTGCCATTGGCAGCCAGCTGCGCCAAGATTTCCTTAGTGAAGATTTTCATGTTCGAGTCCTGATTTGTAGCAAGAGAGCAGCAAACCAACATGGTGGGAGCTAGCGACGAATTGAACGTCGATAGGAAGCCTCCAGACATTCGCGCGACTCGGCCTGCGTGCCTCATGGCAGGGACTCCGAGCAGCCTTAAGGGCGAGATGATTCATTGCTGACCTTGCGAGTTAGTGAAACGATCGGCCTAACCGCTTCGTGCTGTGGCGACATGCGCCACAGTGTCGAAACGGTTAGAGCGCGTTGGTCTGGTCATCGCGGCAATTCCACACCTCCTCATCACCACGCAAGATGCAAAACTTTTGGTCGTCTATGATGTATTTGCGTTGCGATTCGAACGTTCGCATATAAAGCGCGATCGCCAGCGTAAACGCTGCATCGTAGGTGGCACATTTGGCGATCGTCTGTTTAGGGTTAAGATCGCCGAATTTGACGACAGCATAAGGGAATTCCTGTTCATCACTCATAATGTGGCCTTTCCTCGGGATATGTTCGAATTCTAAGCGTTGGCGATAGGGTTAGACACCATTCGCTTTTGAGGTCGGGAAAATCCAACGCATAGGCGTGCAAACCAATGCGGCGCACAGAGCAGCAAGGTTCCTTGCGCCACTTCCTGAGAATCTGGCAGGCTTGCTTGCGGCCGATCGGCTCGACTCGGTGGCGCTTGCTCAATTGCCAAGATTGATATTTGGCAGTCATGTTCGACTCTCTTGCTGTTCAGCGACCACGGCACGCAAGAGCGCAGCGAGGCTCTTGTGTTCCTTGCCGTTGCGCACATAGCGGTTGACGTGCGGGATATACCGCGCCATGCCGTTGAACCTGCCTTTGTGCTCGAAATACAAAGCGTCGTCGTGACAATGGCGAGTGACATGATGCACGCCATCGCCGAACCATTTTGATAGATGTTTGGCCATTGTGAATCCGTTACGTTGTGAAGCTAACCGCTTCCTGTTGCGGCGCTTGCGCCGCAAAGTGGAAACGGTTAAGCCGCCAACGCGTCGTCTGACTTGATCCGCTTGGCCACGGCTGCCAGCGTCTTGGCATCGGCAGCCAGAGCAGCAGCTGCTTTCGCGTCATCTTCGAGTCCGGATGCGTCTTCGCTGCAAATTTCGGATAACGCTTCCAGGATCGCGCTTAACTCATGGCTGGCCATAAGCCGGTCAAGTATGCGGTACAACATTTCGGGATCTCCATTTCTTCGCTTGTGTGGTTTGGTCGGGAATTCAATGATCTTGGCCGTGGCTTTCGGCTTGCGTGGCTTTGCCGGCTTGGCTGTCGGCACGATGACGGCCTTGACCGGTACAGCCGGAGTCGGTGTCACGGGAGTCAGAACGATGACGGGAGCCGGTACCGGTACAGGTAGCGGCGCGGTCACGGTTACAGGTTGGCTTGCTCTTGCTTTCTTCTCTTGCATTGCTGCCTCATACATTTCTTTCCACTGCTCGGGAGTCCGGTTGCGCCTTGCCTTTTCAGGATACGCGAGCAAGTCGGCGCGATGTTGCGCGCGTATGGCGTTGTGGATTGCTTCGCCTGTATTGTGCCATGTGCCGCTAGCGCATTGGCAGGGATGCGAGGGATTGCCAGCGCGGCGCAAAGCTTGCCGCTGTGCAGACTGCACAGCAGCATGAACGGCATCGCCGTAAGCTTGCCGCTGCTCTTTGGAAAGGCGCTTGCCGTGGCTTGCCAGCTTGCGCCACTTGCGCAAGCCGGCCGAGTCTAGGTTGTAGCGTGGTCCGAATTGACCGGCTTCTATGGTGTCAACTGTGGCCATGATGGCAGCTGTCCTATTGCTGCTCGTCTGAATTGATGCGCCATGCGGTAGCGGCAAGCGCTACAGCGTCTTTATTGAGTGCGACCATGCGTCGACGCTTGGGAGTCATAACCAAGGCTTGCGCCTTATCGGACACGACTTGCGCCAACGCGCCAACAATGGCCTTGACTGCATAGCTATCGGTCAGCTGTTCAATCATGGTGAGAAGATCGGACTCCATTTCGGAGCGTTGCGGCTTCTCATAGGTGCCATGGTTCGGATTCCAGACGAATCCCTTTGCCTTCAAATCGGCAGCTGGATCGAATTCCTCATAACCGTTTGCGAGCAGCCAGCTGGCTGCATCGTCTTCATTGGCACCGACACCAAAACGGCAATCCAAGATTTCATCGAAACCGTCATCAGACATGCAAGTAATTTCGTTTTCGACGACGGTCGCGGTGCGCTTGTGATTGTTGACCATGCGGAACATTCTAGGACTCCTCTCTTTCGCCAATTTGATAGGCCACGATTTCCAACTGTTTCGCCGTGGCTGCATAGGCAAGGCGAATACGTGCACCATTGCTAATGGTGTTGGCTTCGTCGCGGCGCATTTCGGAGAGCGTAAGAACGACGTTCGATAGCTCGCAACGCTCCAAAAGCTTGCTCAGTGTTTCGCGAACAAAATCCATTATCGTGACTCCTTTCAGGCTGCCTGTTTGGTGTCATCAGCAAGCGCCTTGCCGCGCATATAATCGGCAGCGGCTTGCGCCTTGCTGGCAGCCGTAAAGAACGCCTTGGGATCATGCTTGAACAGCCGAATCCAATCTTGGATGTAGGCTGCAGCGTGCCGATCTTCGCCGTCGATGGAAAATTCCGCACAAAGGAAGGCGCTTGTTAATTCAGCGACCAATTCTTCAGCGGCATAGGCCAAGTCGCCGAAACGTTTTCCAAACTCGCGAGCCAGCCGCTTTTCATGGCCTGTCCAGTGGCCTAGCTCATGAAAAGAAGTAGCGTAAAAGGCTGATGCTGACCGGAAGGATTCGAATGGAGGTACGTTAACGAAGTCGAGTCCGTGGTTATAGAAAGCACGGTCGCCGTTCACTTCCTTGAAATTGCAGCCAGTCGCCTTGATGAATTCGTCGACCGTGGCGTCACGTTCATCACCGTGGCGCGGCTTAGGCGCTTCCTGTTCGGTGATGCGTTCCGGAAGGTCGTTACACTGCTCGACATTGAACACCGTGTACGACCTCAAGACCGTATAGCCGCGAACGGAGTCGCCGTCCGAGTCATCGGCTTGCGGCTTTGTCAGGCATTGCTTGACAAAATAAACTTCCGTGCCGTGTTCGCCTTTGCGAACGTGGCCGCCTAGCTCTTTGGCCTGCTTATAGGTGAGGTATGCGGGAACCGTGAAACGGCCTGAATTCAGCCACAGCATTACAACGTTAGCGCCACTGTACGGCCTACGCGTCACGGCGTTATGTGGCTGATTCCTGCCAGCGGTGGCACGCCACGGCTTAATCCAGGGAAGCTTGCCGCTATTCAAATGGACAAGGATTCGGTCGGTGGCGTCTTGGTACAGACTGCGAGGCATGGTTTAAGGCTTTCTCTTTAGTGCATTATCTGCACTATTAGAGGTGCATAATATGCACGAGTCAAGTCGGACGATTTTCGGCAGAAAAACGCGTGAAAACATCATGTTATGATAAGGAAACATAATGCAGCAAACGACGGTCGAATATTACCGGTCTTCATATTGCGCCGCAACATCGCCGGATCGTGCCGATTGTTCGGAAAATACGGATTTTTCGGCCGATTTGCGGGAAATCGCGGTTGCTGGCATAGCTCACGGCCTGGGGCGTCAGCCGATGCGTGTCTTGCAATTCCAGGAAGCCGAAGACGACACGCTCCGCGACATACTGCGCCGGAACGGCATCGAATGCACCTTGGATGTGCCGCCGTTCACGGTGCCGAATTACGCGGACATCGAAGTATTCGGCAAGGTGTGGAGCTATCGCCGGCCGCAGAACGGGCAGCCGGTGTGGATCTTGGAGATCGACATCTACCTGTCGATGAGCGAGCGGGTGACGCGATCATGGGTGCTCGGTGAGCGCCCGACCAAGAGGCAGATGGAGTCGATCATCACGAGCAACGCGCAGGCGGGCACGGTGATCGAATGAGCAAGTGGGTTGGGGGATGTTCTACGCTACGCAAGACACCACGGGCCGGCACATCGCACGGTCGGCCTGCATCGTCGCCTATGAGGACTGGGCGGCGATCGAAGACTACTTACGTGCCGTCTTCACGCCGCTCGACCGCTGGCATCTCAAGATCGCCGAGGGCGAGTTTTCCGATTACTGGCTGAAAATGAGCAGTGAGCCGAAGGTCGATGACAACGGCATCCTGCGCTGCGGGCTGCACGACTTCCGGCCGTTCAAGGCCGACCAGCTGATTGTCTGGCCTCCGGGCCTGCATGGCGATGACGACGGGTCATGGTGGATCACGCCGAAAGCGCCGGTGATGGTGGCGGTGTTCACGGGCTAGAAGAAATCTGTTAGTGGGTTGATGTTGGCTCTTGACGCCGGGTGACTGGCAGCTAAGATAACACTGCCCAGCAGTATATTAGTTTTCAGTCTCTGGGAACGTCGCGAACAACAGGTATATTTTTAAAACTAATCCATTTTTCGCAGAACCAATAAGAGCGGGCAATCGCGGCTCCCGCATACAGTGTCTGCACAACTCGCCTACACATCGCTGAACTTATGAAATCCCTAGCGTAGGAGGAACAATGAGTTATGCCCCCTTTGCAAATCTTTTAGTCGTCTCAGCGACTGCAAGTTCATCAAATCAAACGTCATACCAGGACTACAACGGGAGCATGTCCATGACAAATCACTGCGACTGCGAGAACTGCCGAAAATCCAGACCAAAGGCTTTCCTGCGGATATCCATCATGCTGGGGCTGATTGGTGCCACCCTCCAGGTCTCTGCATTGCTTTCCAAGCCATCTGTCGACCTTTTCGGTGCAGTGTTTTTGTTAGCGAGTGCCATAACAGCCTATCTTTCGTGGATGTATAACAACGCCTGACGCTACGACCCAACCTGCGGCAAGGGCTTGCCGCAGGTTCTCTTAGATTCCAATTTCCATTTGTAAGTTTTGGCTTACCACGTAATCGGGTCGCATTGTAGCGATTCGATTCAAGGTTTGCGAAGATCGCTCGCGTATAACCGGGCATGCCTCGCGGCTTGAGTATCCTTTCCAGGGATGCCGCCGAGGCGGGCCGCCATTGCTCCCGTTCTGGCGGCCCATTT